ATCTGTGCCTTCGTCATTCATGACTGCATTCTTCTGGAAGAGGACAACCATCTCATCGCTTGTCTTGCGGTCAACCATGTAGTTTGCCAACTCCTCATCGTCGTTGAGTGCTCGGTTATAGATGCGGAGGTTGCGCAATTCAACGTCTGCATCATCAGAGAGGACTCGGATATCAGCAGGTGTCTGCTGTATCATGGAATCTGTCGCTGCATATCGGACTGCACTTGACAGAATGCCGTTGACATAGAGCTGCAGGAGTCGGTTGCCACCCTTGCCGCTGACAACGAAGGCTATCTTGTAGTTCATGTCTGCCGCAAACTTGGTGCTCACCTCTGTGCCTGCAGTCGTGCGGATCTTAGCCTCCTGCGTGGTCATTTGGAAGCCGACTCCATCAGCCATGCAGTCAAGGATGATGCCGTCACGGTCTGTGACGTTGCTGCACATCAGCTCCATCTCGTATGTAGCACCTGTGCTTGTCGCATCAGATGAGAATGGCTTGATGCCAATCTCAATGTTGGCGCCATTGGTCAGCTTCAGTGCATCGCCCGTCCAACCGTTACTGCTCCAGTCGAAGCCGCTGAACTTGGTGGTAATATCACCATATTGCCACACGCCTGGGTCTGCCTCGCTGCTTGCACGGCCAGAGGCGGTGAGTTTCAGCTGCAGGCCATCTGTGATCTCAACGATATCCACGCTGCTTTTCTCCACCTCAACAAAGAAATTGTAAGATGTTGCACCACTCTCGAAGCGCATACTGATTGTCCCCTGGTCGAGATAGCGGTTGGTGTATGTCTGTAGTGTGCGAGGCACGCTGACGGTCTGTGTCTTGATGTCGTCTCGATAGACAGACATGGAAGCAGGTGTTGTGGCAGGGTCATAGGCTACGAAGTCAAATGACATCTGCTCATACTGACCTGCCTTGATGGTTGGCGTGAGATGATCATCAGTAAAGATGGTACCATCGGCAGATGTAATCTTGGCACCGATATAGGGTGCTTCGTCAGCACCTCTCAGTATATCGAAGTAGATGCTGTCTGAGCGCAGGGTCAGCGTTGGGCTTGCCTCCATCTCAGCCACCATCTGAATGGTATGTCTGCCGTTCTCCAAGCCAGTCATCGCCAGATTGAAGCTGCTATTCGTCGTGCCGCTACGGGTGACGGTCTGTGCATTGCGCTGCTTGCCATCGACATATAATGTCACCACCTTGGTGCCGGATCCACTGACGGCAAACGGTATGTTGACCGTCTCATCATTAGCATATCCACCGAGTGCCACGCAGTCGGCAATATTGAATGATGATGCCAGCGAGAGCGTGACTGCCTTGACTGACGTGTATGCCTGTTTGGTCTGCTTGTTGCCTGTCAGAGGATCTGTTGTGGAGGCAATGACATAGATATCAGTTGTGCCTAACTGCAGATATTTGGTCAGGTCGAGTTGATAGCTGCCACTGCTGACATCCTCGATGGTATCGCTATATATGGTCGTTGCGCCTAACTTCATCAGCACTTTGATGGTTGCTTTCTGGCCTGTCGATTGCCCTTTCTCATCACCAGAGCTGTACTGGTGGTCGTATTCGTAGGTCAGCATGGAACTGCCACCACGCTTGACAATGCTGTTATTGACAACAGCCGAGAGGACGATTTTTGTGGTTGAGGTCTCACCACCACCGCCACCGGAACCTGCAGGAACGTCAAAACTGGTGATTTCACCGTTGTTTTTGTTTTTCAGCGAGACATGGACGGTCGAGCCATCATCGCTCACCTCGACATCAGTGGAGGCGAGGGTGTTGCCTTCTATCTCATTGAGTTTGGCGGCTATCGCCTTATTTTCAACAGGGTTGGTGCTCTCCTGATCAAGCGTCTCATCGACTTCGACTGTTGGTATGGTAATATCGATATTACCTGTAGAGTCCGGTGCTTTCTTCTCTCCATTGACGGTCACCTGCTTGACGGTTCCGGCTCCCCCGAAGTCCTCCCATGATGCGGTGGAATCCCACGATGTAGTATCTGTGCCGATAAACTGCTTGGTCAGCCACTTGCCCTGTGAGATCTCAAATGTGATGCAGAGACCCTTGGAGCGGTTTTTCTCAGGAACGGCCGCTATGGCAGTCTCGAGAGTATAGAAGCCAGACTCAAGAGGAATTTGGTCAGTCACATTGAATGTATTGCCACCCTTGCCGCTTGCTGACGACTGGATGGACTCCTTCAGACCATCACTCAGCATATCTTCCGTAATGCCTCCACCCTCGAGTTTTGTGAAATGATCAGTCGTCTGCTTTGCAAGTGCACTGATATTGTCAGCGAGTGCCTTATTGGTGCCAGCCTGTGAGGTAACGTGCTGCTCAAAAGTTTCGTCCTTGGAGCGCATTTCGGTCAGCTCATCAGAGAGCACCTTTTTGGTGTCTGGGTCGAGAACCGCCTTGGTGGAGGTAGCAGGAAGGAACACCTCGCCCTTGTTTTGCAGCATGCGCACCTTGGTAGCGACAAGCTGCGTAAGGTCAGAAACCGGGTCTGAAGGCGAAACGTATGCGGTCACATCGATGGTGCCGCCAACATTCCACTTCTCGCCAGTATTGGTCCAGGTTCCTGCAGTATTGCACTTATAGACGATAGCATTGGCCAACTCTCCAACGAAAGCATAATCGCCCTTGTCTGGATTTGGATAGGTAGCCTTCAGCTCAGCCTCATTGGTGAAGAGGTATTTGCGCTTATTGGTCTGCTCCAGTTCGGTGATGGCGGTGAGTATCAAGCCGAAGTTGGCGTTGATGGACTCAACGACATTGCCGAATGTCGTGCCCGATGACGGGACTTTGTTAAGATTTTCCATATTTTATAATTTATGATTTCAACTTTAAGACTCCATTTTCCACATAGACTTGCCCAGGTTCACATTTAGACCCATCCGTTGGCAGTCCTGCCATTTTGAGCTGCATATAATTAGAATCAGTCTTAACCCAGCATTTTATGCCAGCTTTCGGAAGTGGCATTCTAACTACACCAGTCCCACTCAGAATCTGGAATTCAAATGTATAACCGAAATCTGCAGTAATGCCTAAGTAGTTCTTGGAAAAAGTGGAATGGAATTTTCCACCTCTTGCTGTCATGCTTGCTCCATAGTCAGTGACATTCATGGCGATGCTTGAATCCTCATTGCTCAAAGACATCTTCAGACCATCCTCATCGGTAGAATTGACAATCCATGTTGTCTTGTTCTTCAGATCAGCATAGACCAGACGGTCTTTATAGATATCAAATGTATATCCATCGCCTTCAGAATGCATCTGCTTATCCGTAATTTTGAACCCTCCGAAAGAACCAGACGTTGCAGTTACATTGCCCTTCAATACAACGTTGCCCTGTTCATCGATGGAGAAGTTGCCGTTTGGTGAGCGGACGGACTGAAGGACACCGCCCTTGGCATAGATATATCCATGGAGGATGATATCATTCAATATGGCACGACCGCCATGGGTAAGCACGAAGCTGCACATGTTCTTCAACTCCTCATCGGTAGCCATATATCCTGGATCATTGATATATTTGCCGATGGTGTAGAATGCATTCCGCATATCACCACCTCCCCAGATGAATGGTGAATTCATGGTTGCAGCGTAACCGCTCATGCCTCCTGTCTCCTTGACCATCTTGCCGTTGCGGTATTGGCCAACTCGAATGTCCTGCGTCATGATAAGACCGCCATTGACGGTAGTCTTAGCCTCCGTGATTGCAGCAGTGAGGTATTGTAAAGCCTCGAAGTTTGCCAGCGTCTTGTCATGATCATCAAAGGCGGTCTGCCACTGTACTGGCAGGTTGCCCTGGTTAAGTGTGATCTCCATCACACAGGCCGTTGCCTCAAATATGCGGAAACGTTTATCCTCCGGATCTGAGCAGCTGAAGATGACAGAATATCTCTTCAGCTCATCCGTAAGCTGTATATTTTCGCTATATCCACCGACGGTGAATTTGAGCGATTTGCCGCTCGCTTTGAAGGATAGTGTGTATTTCTCGCCAGATATGAGCTTCTCTGAAATCTGCTGCGCCAAACCACCCTCTGTGAGGTTCACGGCATGACCGGATGCACTCTCCTCTGTCTCGATGAATTCAGCGTTTTCTGTCTCCCAAAATTTTGCAGAATCGCTGAAAATCACGGTTTCATCGCTGATTTCGGACTTTTCGTCAAACTGCTGTGATGTATAGTCGCCCGTGAATCCGGAATTAAGGAGCATATTGCCGCTCTTGATGCCAAGGTTCTGCAGCTGCTCTATTGGCGTGCCGTCAGGCAGTGTGGTACCTGGCTCGAAGATGGCCACGCCCTTGAAGGTTGCAGTCTTGGTCAGCGGGTCGTATGAGATATAGTTGGACTGCTCGCGATCACCCACATAGTAGGTGCCGTAGATGCGAGAGTGGAACTGACCGCCCTCGAACCCCTCATCCTTGACTTCGCAATCCTGGAGTGAGAAGGAGGTGATGCCCTGATAATATTTTGTAGAAGGTGCATCGCTTGCCGTGGCTGAGAGAATGATGGCTGATGTGCGGATTGGGTTGTTTGCCCCTTGGAAGCCAAGCTGCACGATATTGTCTCCCACTGCAGGTTCACCAGCGCCATCATATTTGCCATCCTGGTTGGAGAGTATGATGTAGTTGTCCCCCACTGCTGTGACCAGACGCCAATAGTATTTGTTGGACGAGAATGAGGCAGAACCTGACTCTATGCGGAACTGCTGGCAACGTGCCTGATCTCCGACTGCGAACTCCTGGTATATCTGCCTTTTGCCGTCCGATGTCTCGAAATAACACTTGTAAAAGGCAGGTGTGCCTGCCGTGATGACACGCCCACGAGCATTGAGCCACTCGACCTTGGAGCAGACCATGGCAGCTGCTGTCAGCGCCATCTCGCCTCCGACATGTTTCAACTCCTTGATGGTAATCTCACGGAAGTAGGCTGCTCGTCTGATGTTGAGAAAATCAAACTCTGCCGTTGACGTGCCATTCTCAGACACGGAAATGGATGCTCCGGAAGCATCTGGTGCGTAACTGCCGAATGTTGTCTGAGTGCCATTCTCGCCCAGCTGAGTATTGCCGGAAACGAAGAGAGAGGCGAGTTTGGCGAGAGCCTTTGAGACAAGACCCTTGGCAAAGGTGATGAGACCACCTGCCGTATCATCATGCTCTCGAGACAGATACCGTCTGTCCTCCACCTCTGTATTGAAATGCAGCAGAGAGAGGAACGCATTGCCTATGCGCTCCGCTGTATTGGCAGACTTGCGACGCTCGTCACGAATCTGCTCAAACTCCTGCTGAAGTTTTTCTTTGTTCAATTGATCTGCCATAATTTCTTTTTTGTGCAAAGATAAAAACACGATGAAATCATTAAAAATACGGCTCAGAGGTTGCGAGCTGCGCCTATGCCCTTGAATATCTCTGTCAATGCTGAAGCCATAAGTCCATTGTAAGTATCGCCATAGAAATCTGCTTCATGCTCATTGAGCTTCATGATAGATGCATAGTATTTAGCAGAAAACCAATCTCTTCGGCCAATCGGGACACCGCCTGCCACTCGACCGCCCCATGCAGGACCCACTTTTTTGGGTTTATTCAAATCATGCTCGGCTCTGTACTGCTTGTTGAGGAAGTCAAGGTCGCCATCATTTGGGCGCATGATTTTCTCGCCACCCTGCGCTTCTGTCCACTTTTTCCAGACGTGAGCTGGTCCCACACCTGCAGCCACATAGATGCCGTATTGCAGGAAAGTATGCTCGATGGTGGTCACTGTGCCTTGCTCGAGGTGACCCTTGATGGATGAATAGAGTGCACCAGTATCTATTGTGCGCAAGCGCTCCATTCGCTCGCGCCAATAGGTGCCCATGTTCTCAGTCCATCCCTTCTCGTATTTGAGGAGTTCATCTATTGCTTCTTCCATAAGCTCTCATCATATTGTAAATCGGTAGGCTCGTCTGATGTCAGCATGAAGTACAGGCCAGTGCAGCCATTCATCGAGTATCGCCCTAATTCTGTCGATAAGACCTGATTGAGATTGAGATACTCCAGCTGATCACCGAACTTCTGGTATTCCTTGTCATGCAGCAAACGACTGAGGAACTGACGGAAGATATATCTGCAGATATTCAGTTTCTCCTCCCGGTCTGCCATATCATCACGCTTGTATGAAGCGAGAATCCAGACGGTGAAAACGTTGCGGTCGAAGAAGCCATCACCCAGGGAGTGTGTGTTGGAATCAACCGTATCAGAGACCATGATGAAATTGGAGGCTGTTCGGAACTGCTGCAGCACACCCTGCACCGTATCCGGACCGGAGCACGTCGTTGCGACAAAATTATAAAGTCGGCAGGTATTGTTTTCCTCTGTCAACTGCTTAAAATATGCGATTGCATCGAACTGTTTCTCTGTCATAATCTTTTCATTTTTTCGTTGTATTCCTCTGCCTCCCGCGCCTTTTCATCCAACTCTGTCAGGGCTGCCCAGCAGTCGGTCTCAAAGACTTCCTGCTGTTTGGTGATGTCGCCATCGGTGAGCGCTCTTACCTGCGCACGTATGCCCATGGTGATATCCTCCATGGTCGGCTCTTCGCCCTCCTTCGTATTTTTGAAGAAGTGAGGGAAATTGGCAGCAGCTACTTGCTTGAAATCTGAGTACCATAAAAAAGTTCCGAGTAACTCCTCTGCGGTGAAATTCACTGAGTCATCACGCTTGCCATCCTCATCCCTGTACAGAAGATATCCTAACTGCTGAAGGAACTTGTCATCCTTGTGCATGAGGTATAACTGATAATATTTCTCTGCAAACAGGTAATCCTGGAAAGTTATCTTGCGGATGGAAGTGACGGCTTTTAAGCCAGATATGGCCTGCAAAGGCTGAAAATTATCGAATCCATCGATAAAATCGAATTGTGAGAGCAAAGATAGGACTATCTCTGTCTCAAGATAAATCACTTTGCGCTTGGGGCTTGACTTGCCGTCCACCCGGCACAGAACTGAACACTTCCAACCGGTTCGGGTGTGCTTGATGATCTCAATGCCAGCCAGTCGGCAGAACAGGTATGTCTTGACCGTCAACGGCTCCTGAAATCTGGTCAGCAGGAAAAGCGTATAGCGAAGCTCATCCTGCGACAACTCACGCCAAGATTTTGGCGCTGTGATGTTAAGATTAATCTGCCCGTCATGCATTGAATAGGAAGGCAGGTGCTGATTTCTTGTTTTCATAAGGCTTGAAATGATTGCTTTCATACTCTGATGAATTCTGATAGAGAGAGAATGTCTCTGCATCTCCGTCAAGGACCAGTTGGATCCTGTCAAGCGTCTGCTTCATGTCATCAGGTCTGAAGCTGCTTGGATTGCCGTATAGAACGAGATATTGTTTCATCAGGCAGACTGCTTTCTGCTCCTGCTCTGTCCAAGACTCGCCTCTGCGGTATTTATCGAGGAGAGCGTCCATCTGCTCGTTAGAGAAGCGACGACGCAGGATCTCATCTGCAAGACGCATGTTCTTGCGCACGTTATCCCACTCCTGCGAACTGAGCTTTGAGAGGTTTGCTTCGAACATGTAGTCGCTATATCCCCATACCAATGTTGGTATGCAGAGCTTAGCCTTCATCGTCTGTCCCCACCCTTCAGCATTGTCCATGAGGACGGAGACCATATCCTCTTCTGCTGCTAACTTGGCCTGCTTCACCTGCTCGATGAGATTTTCCACTCTCACGGTCGATGCTGGTGAGACCTCACCATTGCTCACAACCCCGAAACCTGCAGGAGTGAGCACAATATCAAGATGCCTGACCACCGAGATAAATGTCTCAAGACAGACCATTTTTTTGAGCATTGGCTGAAAACCATCGAATTTATCGAAGAAATTAGCACCTATATCACCGAGATAATTCCGCTTGATGCGATTATATATATCTGAGAAATGAGGTCTCACCAAGTTGAAAATCTCCGGATTTGATGATGTTGCCACCAAGATGGCATCGTCAAAATCCTGCTTATTTATTGTTATCTTCATTGTCATTGCCGTTATTTTTAACTGATGATTTATGCATGTCCTTGTTTTCATCGAGCGTAGTCAACTCTATCATCGGCACATCGACGGTAATGTTGCGCTCGCTCCACTTATTATAATGTAGGATGACATGATAAGGCTTGAGCATGATATCATGACAAGGTTTCTCGAGAGACTGCTTCAGGATGAAGAGCTCTCGTTTGTCAGATCCAGAATTGTTCATCTGGCTTTTGCCCGGTGTCGCACCCACCAAATTAGGATGAACGCCAAACGAGAAACAGAGCGCATTAGACGCTTCTGACATATCATCTGCCCAGTCGCCTCCTTCCTTCTTGCCACTCTCATTGAGATTGATGATGCGCACCATGCGCTGCTCCTTGCCGTTAGGGTCGAAGTAATATCCAGTGATGAGTGCCTTGCCTGCATTCTCCGTGCCGCAGACAAAATCGATGATGGACTGCTTCTCTGTATCGATACGTTCCTTACGCTTCTGAGGGTCGATGATGCCCTCCTCGTTGCAGAGGTTCATCCAATAGTCCTTGTGTATCTCTATCTGTATGCGAGGTGCAGATGTATTCTTGATCATGTATCGCTTGCCGATGCCGATGAGTCGGTAGATATCATACCACGCATCATCAAATATGGCGGCATAGTAAGGTATCGGATAATATTGATATCCTGGTGTCGGTATGCGTGACACGATGGCGAACTTGCAGTCCCGGCCTATCTTCGGTTCAGGACGTCTCTCTCCTGTGTAGATGTCCGGTCCCTTGCCCATGCGGGCCATCAGGTCGCCCAGCGGATCGTTGATGTCGAGCAGCGGTATCGCCTCTGCCTCAATAGGTGACATCGCCTTGCGGAAATCACCATAGAAGATGTGATTGATGAGACCTGTCTTGGCGTCCGGACGCTCGAATCGGCAGTAGGACACGTCCTTGTGCCGCATCTGTATAATCTTGGAGTGGTCACGGGAGAGGATGATGACGGTGACATTCCAGTAGAAGAACTTCATGTCTGTCGCCTGCTCCATGAAAACTTCGTGCACGCTGTTGCGCAGACAGAACTCACGGATCTCTGCATCATCGGTGTCCTTGCTTGTCTTGCGGTCAACGAATCGGACTCCCTGTCCATAGCAGCACTGCACGTTGAATGCCTGCGCTCGCTGCGCAATCATATTCATGCGAAGGAGGCGCTGCAGCTCATAAGGCATGTCGTTGTCATCGCCATAGCGGATATACTCATAATCTCGCCCATTGATGGTGATAGGCGAATAGATAGCATCACCCACCTCGCCTGAACCGAGGAAATGGGTGTCTGTGCCATACTGCTGCTCGATGGCAGCCTGGTTGGTGGTTGACCCCCAACCGCAGTTGTCGGCATGAGCATATATCGCTCACTGTCTCCATGCGCCCCGACCTGCTGCATGGTATATTTTTCTTTGCTCATAGATATACTGGTAATCCTAAAAATTCATAGATAAAAACGTCTGGCAGGGTATGAACCTCGCCTGTGGCTGGATGCATGAGGCGGTGGAAACCTCCACGCCAACTGCCACCAGACACCAGCCATCCGTCATAATTGACGGTTCTGCCGTCGGTGGTCCACGCACGAAGTTTGACGGTGGCATGGTCAGCGTTGGCCTTGTCCATCATCTTCAGCACCTCATTGATATGGAATGCTGCTCTCTTCATCAGTTGAATGTGTTATCAAATGTGTTATCGAATATGCGGCCTGCACGGTGCATGTTCAGGACATTGTGCTGGCGCTGCGAGTAAGCATAGCTGAATGTGAAATGCGGCATGGTATCAGGCAGGTTGTCATTGTCGCTCTTGGAGTCGGATATGGTCACCTGCTTGCCGACAACTGCCTCACCTCCGTAGATGTTGACGATATAGACCTCATCGGAACGGAAGAGGTCGTCAGCCCAGTTGGCCATGGCGGTTGTCAGCGGTCCTGTATCTCCCTTGAAGATGCGCTTCTCTGTGATGCGGTAGTTGACCGTCTTGCCCCCTATGACTGCAGTATCACGGATATATTCTGGAGCCACCTCATGTTTGCCTGTGCAATAAATGAGTTCCTGACAACCAAAAGAATTTGAGAAAAGAAGAATCGGAGCCACGTCTGGCTGCTCGAGGTCGATGATGAATGTCTGCAGACGCTTTCCAGCCGTGACATCGAAGAAGGTCAAGACCTTGTCCTTGACTGCGAATTTGGAAGGAGAGACATCGATGGTGGTATATTTGCCATTGCCACCCACCACCTCAGCTGTGAACAGCTGCTTGGAGCCATCAGCGAAATGTGCCGTGACGGTGGCTTGGTCAGTACCGAGATAATGGAGATATTCCAGACGACCGAGAGAGGTTGTCTTGGCATCCTGCAGCAGGGTGAGGAAATGATGATCCGTGAACTCCTGGCAGTCGATGTCCGGTATATCCACCGTGGCGTAGAGGACTTTCAACTTGAATGCCTTCTTGTCGCTCTGAGTGACTTCTTCGGAATCATCACCGGAAGATACCTTCTGCTCTATGACTGTAATGACAGCGTCTATGATGAGCTGCTGGCGTGCATAAGGACGGAAAATATCTGCGAGATCTGCGAGGACAATTTCTCCGTCTGCAGGATAGAGATATTCATCATAGACGGTAGAATCGCCTATGGTGATGGTGATGAGCACTCGGCTCATGGATGTGAGAATGTCGAGGTCACGTATGTTTTCGAGGAAACATGTGCCCGAAGGTGCTGATTTAATCGTCATATTATCTTTTTTAAGGCAAAAATAATATGCAAATGGATGAAATAAAAATACGGGGAGCGACGCTCACGCGCCACTCCCCGCAGACTAAATTCAAATTTTCCGCTACAAAGTTAGCAAAAAATTTCGAAAGCAACTTATATAATATGGGAAAAATTATAATATTCCTTGAACTCGCTCCCAGATTGCCCACGCAATTGAGCCATCTGGCAGCGTTGCAACCACATAATCCCTCTCTCTCATGTAGTCAACTATCTCCGAGTAATCTATTGCCACCATGGTTGCCAGTTCTGAGGCGATTTCCTCTGTAGTCTTGAATCGTTTCTGGTATGGTTGGCCATCAGCGTCCGTTTTTGGCAGATTTGAGCGAAAAACGAAATATGCATCTAACATGCACTTAGTATTTGATCTATCATTTTTTGGCATAATTATACGAAATTAATGGTTTGAAACTCATCTGCCACATCATCTGCAGCAGCTTTACGACTCTTGGCCAATCTCAATCTGTTGGCAGCACAATCGTAGAGTGTCATCCAGTAGTAGAGATCTGCGGCCCATCTGGAATACTTCTCTCGCTGACGTGAGAGGCGTGCTGCTTCATCTTCAAGACGCAGCAAGATTTTCGTCTGCAGCGTTCTGAGCTTCTCTGTGCGAGAGAGTTTGATTTCGAGCTTCACACGCTCCATATATCGCCATAGCTCTGTGTATTCCTTGTCAAGTTCCCAGTATCTTAGCATGACGTGCTCATTGGTAACGCGTCGCTTGACATTGAGATCTCTGATATTCTCAACCTTGCGCCTGTTCATCGCTCATCCCTCCTTTCTTGTCTCTTGTCCAGCCTGGGTGCAGGAGTCCTTCCGTATCTCCCGTGAGTGCCCCCCCAGAATCTCTATAGCGCTCGAATATATTGTGACGCTCGCTCTGGATCTTCTCATTCTCGGTACTCCAGTAGTTCTTGAGTTTTGCCTTGCCTACGTTGTATCTGCGTCCTGCATCGTTGCGGTCTTTTCTCAGACTGCGAATATTAAGTTCGTACTCCTCTTTGGCTCTCTCATACTCTTTTCTTGCTTTACGGAGCTCATCATTTTCATGATGCTCCTGTGCGATTATTTCATCCAGGTCTTTATTATATTTATCCTGAACGTCTGCCAATTGCTGAGTGTAATCAAAGCGAAGCGCATTCAGTTTTGCAGTATTTTCTGCAAGAAGCTTGTGGAACTCCTCGGTGGTGAGGTTGTTGGTCTCTATGTTATTTAAATTATTATCTTTCATTTTTTTGTCTGTTTATGTGATTTGTACATGGCCAATGTCATCTTGTATGGCATAGCCTTAAAACTCTTGTATGGAAGGTAGAAGAAACGATTGTTATGCCATCTGATGATGTTGCCGTGCTTATCTACACTCTTCCAGGCTGCAACTGAGGATATTACCCGATCTGATTTGTCAGAAAATTTAACCTCCGCTTCGGCTGCATTAGTATGCTTGCACCACTTCGCAAGAAGTCGGCAAGCATCAATTTGATTGCGAGAGGGGAACGGCTTTTTACCTTTGCGCTTCATCACATCACCTCCCCTCCGAAAAAGAAACCGCTGACTGCCACGATGGCCATCAGAGCCACCATGCCCAACATGACCTTTGCGACGTCGCCATAAGTGACCGTCTCGTCACAGAGGAAACTGAAGGTTTCGCTCTTGGCCTTGGCGAGCTTCTTGATTTCACACTTGAGGGCCTTCATGCCCTCCTCTACGCTGATGCCTGCAGGTCTCACCTGCGCATCACTTAATAAAATAGAATTCTGCATAGTGCATCATCTGTTAAGCATTAAACAGCCGATTGTACAAAAGGGTGGCGGCTGCATTCCCCGTTGCTTAACAGATGATGACTTATCCGGAAGGACTAATCAAATCTACGGTTCATGCAGCCGCCATATAGGTACACCTTTTTCCCGTTGCCGGGAAAATGATACTCTTGGGCATAAAAAAAGCCTGCGGCAAGATGCCATAGGCGAAACGGTCGCCCTGCCGGATAGACTACTATCATCTGTTAAGCGGTGGCAAAGGTAAGGAGAATATTTGGAACTGCCAAATATTTTTGGGAAAAAGTTTTGTTTTAAAGAAAAAAAGGTTAATTTTGCAGGTGTTTTAATATAATATAATAAGGTATGGAAAGAAACGAATCTTACAAAAAAAATATAGAGAGCCGTATCAAGACCCTCTACATCATATCTATTCTCCAAGGAATAGCGATAATATGGCTTGCCATCCCCTCTCTATCAAAGGGCTTATGCAAGCTACTATTAAGGATAATATGCCAATAACAATCGCAATAACTGTCATTTTTCTATTCCACCTCCGGTCGTTTATCTTCTCAGCCTCTTGTTTTTCCTGAGCAGAAGAATTGCCCTCTATCGACCAATCCGAGCCAACATTCAGTCGCCTCTCATATTCCTGCAGATATCGCACCCCTTTGGGAGTTATCCGCCACATGCTGAAGGACTCCTCGATGTAGCACCCCTCGCTAAGTCCCTCAATGATAAACTTGAAATAGCTATCATCCACGTGTGCGCAAATCATGCTATTTCTGAGTTCTATACTCGTATTATCACCTTTGACCAATTGGCGAAGCAGAAAGACTGCTCCAGCCTTGGTATCATCAATATTCAGAACATCCATAAGTTATTAGTAAAAGCCCCCGATGCATCTCGCACCAGGGGCTTAAGAGTTCATTTAATTACTTTATGAAAACACAACCATCAGAAGACGGCTGCTTGTAAATCCGCTTTAATATTGCTCATGCAAGCGTTGAGTCGCTGGTATGTCTTCTCCCCAGCTTTTTTGACACCGCTGCTATATTGCCGCATGAGCGATGGGTTGATGCCCGCTCTCTTTGCGATGTCCGAGACATTGAGGAACGAGAAGTAATTGAAGAACGACTGAAGGTCGTACTTATATTCAAACTCCACCTCAGGAAACGTCTTGCCGTTCTCCTCAGCATCCAGCCTTGCTTCCTCGTAGCACTCCATCAAGTCAGCTTTTGCTGCTGCCACAGAGTCACCAATGGCACTCAGACCAACATCTCCGATACCCTGCTCTGTATAGCACCAAAACTTGCCATCAGATGCCTGCTCCACTATAATCTGTACCTTCATATTAATATAATATATTTATAGTTATCTTATAAAAAAGAGTCCATCCCTCATAAAATACAAAAGGATTTGAAGGTGGAAGGTTGGGGCTAACCCCCAACCAAGTCTCTCAAGATTTTATTGGCAAGTCCCGTAGGAACCTCTCCACTATGTCTTGGTACGAACTGCGACACACCCGTTTTAGGATTAGTCCACTTGTCGTGATTTCCACCATGTCGAGACAGGACGCATCCCGCATCTCTCAGTCTCATAATCAAATCTTTTGTTTTCATAAAATCAATGAACTCTTTGTCTTTTTGACACTGCAAAGGTAGCAAAAAAGCTACAAACTACCAAATATTTAGGTAGCTTTTTTGCTATATTAACTAAACTTTAACATTTCAGCCCCATCAGACACGGTTTTTCCTCTTTTTCCCATCATTCTCGGATGATGTCAAGAAATCAGAATACCGCTTTTACCCCGGAATGCAATGTAGGGATTTCCGCGAAAATGGCTCGTTTCTTGTGGCAATTTACTTGGAAATTGTCATAAGTAGCCATTTTCGCGGGGCAATCGGATTATTCCGATTGGCAATTTGTGCTATTTTGCACAAATTTTCCACGGTCATTTTTGCCAACTTGCTGAAAATCACGGATTTTTCAAAAGTTGGATAAAAAAGGGGCGTGCGTAGCTTTAATGCTACCCCACACCGCCCTACGCTTGCAGGCAATTGCCACGGCTCGCCATAGCGGAATATGTACGAGTTTTTTACGTGGCAATTGCCCCACCTTCTACAACTTTCCTTTGTCATGGTAGGAATAAAATGCTCCATCTGTTACTATCACATGGTCCATAAAGAACAATCTCATCAACTTGCACGCCTCTGCCACTTGCTTGGTAAGCATATCATCATTACGTGATGGTGTGGCGTTTTGGCTCGGATGGTTGTGTGCGAGTGCCACGATGGTGGCATTGCATTGCACGGCTTCTTTGATGATTACCCTAACATCTACGGCTGTCTCAGTAAGACCGCCCTCGCTTATTTTCACGTGCTTGAGTAATTTAAAGTTTTGGTTCATCAACATGACGTGTGCCTGTTCCACCTGTAAATCGCCTATCAGCGGTTGCAGATAGTTATAGATTGCCAAACTGCTACTGATGTCTGGGCGTGAGCAACTCTTCTCCATCGCCCTGCGCTTGGCAAGTTCAAGCGCTGCTTGTATGGCAAGCGCCTTGCAGTCTCCTATCCCTGGCACCACTTGCATATCGTACATAGATAGCTTTGCCAATTTGTAAAGTGAGTTATCTACCATATTCATCAGCTGGCGTGCTTGTCTCATGCTCTCCGTTGTTCCTGCACCTCGGTTTATCACCATCGCCAAAAGTTCTGTATTACTGAGGTTATCGAATCCATAGTTTGCCGCCTTGTATTCCGGTCTTTCGTCTGCTAACATTGTATTGTAACTTTTCATTGTCTTATGCTATTTTTCTGTTTGACTTATTTATTTTAACTCCATTAGGGAAACATCTCTTTGAGCGTGCTACACTTTCGTAGAATCCTTCTGCCATCTCTTGCAAGCAACCTCGCATAGAAATAGGGTCATGGTGGATTGTTCGACCTAAGAAGATTTCCTCCTCCACGTAAGCGCCTGCGGCTTCGATTTTGCTTTTAAACTCCTCGATGGTCTTGCCACTTGTCAAAAGGTCATCAAAGAGAATGACGTTCTTGCCTTTGAAAAAATCAGCGTCCACGCAAACTTTGAAAAACTCCTCGCTAACTACGTGGCTGCCTCCGTTGTGCAAAGGTGTGCGAGTGCCCCAAATGTGGACATACTCATTTGCGGTTGCGACATGCAAGACGTTTCTCAGCATTGCAGCGATATAGGAAAAACGCTTGTTGTACTTTGCTTGGCTGCTGCATGGAGCGAAAACCACCACGAAATCTTTCAGCAAATTGCCATATCTCTGTGAAAGATACTTAATCAACAACTCGCCACAATAGCGTGAGGCTGCCTTGTTGCCTGCCTTGAAATCATAGACAAACTGATTGTTTGCCATCTGCTGCTCTTTGTCTGTGCAAAGGTTCATGTACGAATTTGGAACGTACTCGATGAAATAACTCTGTCTCATGTTTGGAAAATTTGAATGATTAAAAACGCATTCCGGTAATGATCGGGAGCCCCGATTTTTCCCAGCCTCCAGCTGTGGAGTATTTTTTTTTGAACTGCATTCCGTACAAAGCCCGGTGTGCCCTTTCGATTTTTCCTGTGCTTCAACACTGCGATGGCAGAGGCAAACAGACGTGGGGTTCTGTGGTAACAAAAGGTAAAAAATTAGCTTCGCGTGTAGATTTTTTGGCTTTTGTTAGTTCAGGTTCATGCGGCAGTTTGAATCGCCATTAGCTACCTTTGCACAGGAAATTTCGAATGGGGACACATGACGGGCATTGAGAATGCATTAAAAAAAAGTACGGAACAGCGAATCAGACAATCCATCGACCTTCAAGGGCGATACCGCTTCTGCAGCAGGAATGAAAAAAGGCTGCTACCCTCACGAGCAACAGCCTCTGGCATAAAATAAATTTAAAACAACTAATAACTTAAAAACCTATATAAAATAACAAAAAATGAGTAATCACGAACCACGATAACATGACAAGCCACCCATATATACTGCAGTCTGCGGAAATTTCTCTGCCCCAATGCATACGGTATCGAAGGCATCAGAGAAGTCGGTGCGGTTCTGCAGCTGATCTTCATCAGTCTCGATAAGCTTCTCGCCTCTTTTATCCTTGCCGTTGTTATATACACCAGCACTCTCGATAGAGATGATGAGATCCTCATTGTTGTCCTGGTTTATCAGGATCATGTGCTGCGCATGTCCCTTGAACATGCGGTTGATGAGCAACTGCTTCTCGAGATGGTTCATCGGCTTACCGATATAGATCTCTGACACAAGCCATCCATTGCGACGCAGTACACCAGCGATGATCTGGTAGAATTTCTCATTGTGTGTAGCGTAGTCATTGCCCACGAATGTGGCATCATAATAGAATATGACTCGCTTATCCTTGAGATATCTATAATAATCACAGAAGTCCTGAGCCAGCTCCGGAAGTTTGCGCTCATACTTCACATAGAATGAGTTGACGATGCGCAGCTTCGTATCAGAACCCACCTGCCCGACAACGAGACAGTTGATGTTGGCGTTGGCATCTGAGCCGATTATCAGCGGCAAACCGTCCTCTATGTCTGAATCCATGCGGCAATCCTGAGCATCTCTCTTTGGATTGAAGGAATACTGCAGGTCATCGAGATAAGTGAAGTTCGGAGCCGTGTAGAAGTTCAGATCCTCATCAAGACCGCTATAGAAGCCATCCTGTGCAATACCAACATGCTGGCACATGATGCTTGTCATGAAGGTCATCTTCGGGAGGTCTCGCTTCATCTGTCTGATGAAGTCCTCACCCAGAACTGCCAGGTTCTGAATGCTGGAGCATCTGGAATATACGAGGCAGTAGGAACGCAGAGAGTGGAGAATCTTCTGGTATTTCTGCACCTGCGACATATAATAGTCGTATCGCTCTGGATGCGCTGCCAACTTATTACGTATGCTATGCAGCTGCACGATGACAGACTCGAGCGTAGCGACCAGCTCCTTATCCTGTTTTTTCTCCCACTGCATGAACCAGGAACCTTTCTTGGTTGCAGAGGTATCTGATGTTATCGTAAGACCATGGTGCAAGCAACAGTCACCAAAAAGTTGCTTGTTACCACGGTTAGCCGGGAGCGTCTCATTGTTGAGCTGCTCCCAATCTATGAATTTCGCCTCGTCAATGAACACATGGTCGAGAGAGAGGGAGTTAGACGTACCGCTGCGGTCCTGCGAGATGATATTGAGATATGATCCGTTGTAGAAAGCAACAGTATTTTCCCAGTTCATCGGCTGGAAGTGTGGCTCCTTCCAGTGCAAAGCCTTCCATGGTTTCTTGCCCACGATGTAGTGGACGTCTCGCTTGTAACCCCACTCCTCGAGGTGCACAAGTGCTGATGGAAGAATGTTAGTTTGGCATCTTTTGACAGAAGGTGCCACCATGGCCAGACATGAACCAGGCATGTGCTGGACTGCATAGAGTATGCGTCCAGCTTCGACCACACCCTTTCCTGTGCCTCGCCCCCACTCGCAGACCAGGTCTTTAGGCATAAGCTGCAAGACCCGGGACTGCACATCATTGAAGAATAGTCTCTTAGGTTGACCCGTCATTTGGCAACTCCTCAAAATCAGCGTCCTCTATGTCAGGCATAGAGTATCGCTTCTCCATTTTCTTGATTTTTGCTCGAAGATTAGGAATCTTCTGCAAACCGATGACCGTAGGATCATCTGTCATGGTGAACTCAACAGGCACAATCTTGTCGAAAGCAAGATCAGGCTCATCAGGTGAGTCTGTGCGATTATTCTTGATGCGGTTTTTCTGCATCGAGGCAAGAGCCCGGAAGTCGCCTGCAGCCTTGGCTGCCTTGCGATCCTCATCAATTTCCTGGTTGACCTTCCAGCGCCAGAACTCCTTGGATGCTGCATTGAGATTGCCAAGCATGAGCTGGCAGAGATGAATGTCATCGTATGCCTGGCTCTCGCTGACATGGAACATAGCCTTGTCCTGATCCACCATCTCTCTAACGGTGTATCGAGGATATCGAAGCCAAAAGGCATAGCACCCTCGAAGTCTCTCCACTCTCGCCTTGACAATGGCAGAGAGATGCAGATCTTGAAGTTCATCCTCATTGAGAGGCATATACTTCATGTAATCATCGACATTGACCGGTAGGCTCATATTTATGTGAGATTAGCAATGATCTGCGAGAGTTCCGACATGACAGCGTGGTATGCACCAGGCGACCCGACCTTGGCGAGAGCGATATTGGAAGCTCGCAACTCATTTGCGGTCTCAGCCAGACCGAGCAGATATTGCCTGCGATAAGGAGAGCGAGGCTCCTGCAACTCTAATTTAAGTGCCGAGGACTCGTCCTCTGGCAAATCAATCATGATTGGCACCTGATCAACTGGTGTCAACGCTCTGCCAAGGTCATGCACGCTCTGCAGGAGTAGCTTGCTCTCCTCGAGGAAGGGAAATTGTTGTCGTATCATCTAACAAATCATTTAGCATATTATGAACATTGAGATATACATCTCTATCTGTAGTGAGGAATGTGCATTCCGCACGGTCACCATAAGTCTGGTTCTGAGATGTAATCACAGTAACTAACCACTCATCGTTAGCCACAAGCATGATTTTGGAGTGATTGAGCGTGAGCTTCACTTCGTCAAAAGCCTCCGTCATCAGCCGACTCAGTTTGAGTGTCTTGGCTGAAGCCTTGACATCAGCCACTAACGTTGAGTGCTGAATCAGCCCCCGGTTGCGTAGATTGAGCACTCCGCAGAGGAATGCATCAGATGTGGAGAAGGTGGTGACTGCGACTTGCGCAAGACCCGTCTGCTCCAAAATCCATCCCAGCAAACCGAGGGTGTGTAATCCTTGGCCAAGAAAAACCTGAGAACTATTCTGCTGGAGCGGTTTCAGTGCCTGTCTGATCTGCTTGGCTCTCATCTGGCTTCTCCTCTGCTATGCTCTCATCCTCACCTTCAGCAGGAATCACGATGCCAGCCTCCTTGATTTTGTCAAGCGTGGCAGGCTTGATTTCTGCCTTGGCATCAAGCAGGGTTTTCACACGCTGCTCGATATTAGCCTGCAACTTCTCAGCCTGCTCTGTCTTGCCATCAGCCTTCAGCTGTATCAACTTATCAATATTCTTGGTGATGTAGGAACGAGCATTGCCGATGGCATTAGCCGATATCACGACTTCAGTCTTGGTCTCAGCATTCTCTTCTTTCTGACCAGGAACTGCATGGTCATATTGATCCATGCTCTGCTTGTAGGCATAATATTCTGTCTTAAGAGTTAGGAGCATCTTCTGGAATTCCTCGTTGGCTGCATTCAGCCCCTCGAAGCGATCGCACGACAACTGATAAGCCTTGCATGCTTCGAAGAGCTCCTTGATGCGCTTCCATCTCTGGATGTTTGCATCCCAAATTTCCTTGATTTCATCGGGAAGCTGGTCATGATCTGCACGTTTACCCTTTGCGATGATAGCAGTTGCATCGATGGAATCGGTGTTTTCTGCATCAACAAACGGCAAATGTGGTGCTACATCAGCAGCAAGTTTGTCAGCATCTGCGGTGGAATCGACCGCTTTCTGCAGTAATGGTGTCACTTCACCATCGAATTTGCGCACCTCGTCAAGGCTCAACCCCTTGATGCGGTAGTCATAGTGCTTTTGCAGCTCATATTTCAGATGCTCAAGCATTCTCTGAGGTCTCAGCATGATCTGCTGATAGAGGTGTCTGTTGTTGTTGATCTGCAGGAGGAGCATGGCTCCCTCACGAATATTCTCATCAGTATGTTCGCTATCGAACCACTGCTTTATTTTCTGTGTAAATTTGACATCATTCATATTCTCAAAATTAAAAAGGCGAGGCGAGCCATCGACAGCATCGCCTCGCCAGGAACATGTTTAATAGAATTTATCTGAAAGCGGAACTAAACGTCACCAGTTGTCACCTTCAACTCTCCAGTTTCACCGGAGTATGTGCCCTCAGATGTTGGGATGTCACCATAGTAGAATGGTGGCAAAGTCTCGCAGCCGACGGACAACTCAACAGTTGTGTTGGTTTCGTCTGTGACAGACGAACCGGATGACTGTGCAGGTGCAACAGAGCACTCGAAGTTATCATCACCAAACTGACGGCACTTGCCGTTTCGCTGAGGAATCAGAGCAATGATATCCTCATTGAGGAGCATAGATGCAAGTGCAGACTGCTCTTCCTCTGTGCCAGGGAATGTAAGCGCAAGCTTGTTGAGCATGGTCTTTGAGCCATTCTCGCCCTGTGACTCAGAACTGAAGTTTGACTTGTCTGTTGACAAGTATGCAACGATGAACTTCTTGTCTGCAACCATCTTGTGTGACTCCTTGATAACAAGGTAATCCTTCATGGATGCAGCCTTCTCCAGCTGAGGTTTAGCCAGCTGTGTGATCCATCGACGTGGTGAAAGATAGACCTTGCGACCTGTTCCCGGCAATCTCTTGGCACCAGGACACTTCAGGAGATCCTCGTAGAGGTCAGCTGACTCTGTGCATGATTTTTTTTGCTGATCTGCCATATTATATTATATAATAATGTGTTTTTGAATGATGAGACTCCTATACTGCTGCAGGAATCTCATCGTAACCGAACAAGATGCGCTCCTTGCTGATAGACTCGAACTGAGTACCGAAGTACATGGTAGCTACGAAGTCAATCAAGAAGTGAGATACCAGAGAGTCCTTAAACTCGAAATTGCAGTTGGTGCCCTCAGTAGCCAGACCAATGAGCATGTTGCTGCCTGGAGTGATGATCTTGAAGCCAACAGGAATGTTGTCAAGGCCAATGAGTGTACAGTTGTTGCAACCGTCGAGCTTCGACTTGCCGAACTCTTTGTTGTAATTGACACTACCATAGACGCTGCGGTATGCACGATCGTAGTGCATCAACTCAGAGCTGTTCAGGAACATGAATGTCTTGGTGTTCTTGAGCTTCTGGTCTGCAGCATCGTAAAATGCCTCTAAAGCATCAACAGCATTGACATTTGTGATGGCCGTAGTTTTGAAGATGTTGCCCTTCTCTGTAGAGACAGTCTTGTTTTTGATTTCCTGATCCGCGATAGTCTTGAAGCCATCGTAGAGATCTGCGGTATTCTTACCCCCAGGGTTTCGCTTAGCTGTAAAAAGCGTATTGAAGAAACTCTCACCTACCTTGGCAAAGAGGTAAGCTCCAACGAGCTTGGTGATAGGCTGGTTTTTGAGTGCATCGCCCTGGAAAACGTCTGAACCATAGATTGACTCACGAACCGCATTAGGCTCAAATGGCTTAACGCCAGAACCCAAGTATGTCTCCAGTGTACGACCTGTTATAGTCACGCCATTCTCATCTACACGTGTAAGAGAGTATGGACCAATCTGCATGTCTCCATTCAACTCACCAACGGTCTCCTTGCCACGAACACCGACTCGACGGCTCATGTATTTGGCAACCTCGTCCAAAGCTCGCGTTGGCATCTGTATCAATTCCTTGCGAAACTTGGCATAGCTTGTGTTGAGTGAATCTGGAGTAATCTGAATTGTGCTTCCTTCAGTAACTGCCATTTTAGTTAATCTGTGACATTGCTTTATACAACTGACCTGCGTCAATATCCGGAACCTGGTTATTCAGGTTGTCCTCGGTCTTAGCTCCTGGAGCCTTTTTGAGGTCGGAAATTTCCTGGTCTTTGGTTTCGATGGCCTTGTCTTTCTCTGCTAATTTGGTCTCAAGATTTTTAACCTTGTCATTAGCAGCAGTGAGATCAGCTGCCGTATCGGTCAGTTTTTTCTCCTTTTCGGCAATGGCATCCTCGATTTTCTGCATCTCTGCATCGGTGAGTGTAATCTTCTCATCGGTCACTTCAAAATCATCCTTGCGGTCAAGGATGTTCTGAAGGTTGAGGAATTTCTTCTTCATTTCATTAATTTTATTGTTATTGAAAAACTCCCTGACACCATCTATGACTTGTGTCATGAAGTTCTTGGAAGGTTTCTCATCCGAATCGCCCTTGATAGGCGGGAGACCCAAATTCTGACAATAAGAATTGGTGAACCTCTTGGCAAGATTGGTCTGTCTCTTGCTGTCCTCTTCATCCAGATCTCTTATCTCGTCGATGAGCCCCATCTCCAGAGCCATCTCTGGTGTCATCCAGCTGCCTTTGTTCATCTGCGTCACGATTTCATCAGATGTCTTGCCGCATCGCTGAGCATAGACAGATGCAATGACCTTGTCTATTGTGTCAAGGTCATCACGCTGCTTCTGGAATTTTGCAATCAGCTGGTCAAGTTTTTCCTTGTTTGCAGACTCCCATACAGTGACTCCTGTTGACGCATTATGAATGAGCATGGTGCTGCCGACAGACATGGTAACGTGCTTGGCACCCATGCAGAGGACGGTTGCAATAGAAGCGGTCATGCCCAACACATGGACGTTGACATTGCCATGATCCTTGATAAGTTGATAGATGGTAAGACCCTCATCAACATATCCACCCGGTGAAGAGACTGCAATATTGACCTCCTCATCGGAATGTGCGTCAAGGTAATTCTTGACATCCTTGGAGCGTGTGCCGTAGGTACCAGTCCACCAGTCGTATCCTGCACCTATGGTACCGCAAATCATCATACCGTATTTCATGCGCTTTTTTTTGTTGCAAAGATAAGCATGGCAATTGCCAAAAGAAAATACGGAAAATCACTCTATTCTCGGTGCTTTACGAGTTGCGACCCACTGCACAGTGACCTCCGTCAACGTGCTTGAGGAATATGAATCAGGATGCACATAGGAGACGCTTACTGTCGGATATGGTCTTGAAGGCTCACCTATCAGGTATTTTCGCCCTTCAATATCCTCTATCAGATATGCGTATCTGACCGAACTATCAATATTGCACTCGCACGTGCGATATATCAATTTATGTGTATAAACACGAACCCCATCATCCAATTTGTCAGTAATTTCCAACTTTGCAGGTCTCTGGAACTCCACTCTCTCCCAATCAAGACTCTCAGGAAGTGAAAATGTCTTATTGCCAAGAAGTGTCTCAAAAGGCAACTTCGATGAAGGTATCCTATGAATTTTTGAAATGTGATTTAGATATCTCATAACTTAAAATATTTCGTGTCTGTTCGCAACTGTTCGCAGTTGTTCGCATCTGTTTAAAAATAGGGTATATAGTATGTAACTTTTTAGCGTTAAATTATGTTATATGGTATCTTTTGTTATTAAAGAGGTTGACACCCACATTCTGATAAGATTTGCGCATCCGATACCATTTCATACGGATGGTCTCGGCATATTCTATGTCAATGCCATGTGTCTGACACCACGCTCGGAATGCAGACATCTTTTTGCATGATGTATCCTGCAAATCTCCAAGGTCACACCACATATTGATACGAAAGAGATCATCCAAACTCTCACCCAACGCCTTCTTGCCGAAACTTGTCAGATAATTGTATGTCTCCGGGCTCTTCGACTTCGATGAAGGTATGCAGATGGCCACCGTTTTCTCTGTTGGTTGCTCAGGAGTGTTGTTGTAAGGACGCTTAGTGGTAAGTCTGCGGATGACAGCATTCTCATTGCTGTTAGGTGGAAATACCACAGGGTCGCCAAACGAATGTGTGAGCCACTGTTTCATATATGGCTCGACTTCGAGGTATATAAGGAATTTACTCATAAAATAAATATTAAAATCTCCGCAAATTTAGGAAAAATAATCGAGAAAACACCGTCTCTGCGGTATTTTCTTATTTTCAACCCCATATTTTTAGGAGAAAAAGCATAAAAATATTTGGGACACCCAAAAATGCCCGTTTCAGTTGTGGCATTTGTGGCATTTTACGTAACTATCTGATTATCAGATATTATCTTATTTATATAAATGCCACATTATATAAATAAAATGCCACAATGCCACAACTCCTTTATGACTGCCCTATGCGTTGCCACAAATTGCCACAAAATTGCCACAATGCCACACCCCTCTAAACCGCTGAAAATCAGCGTTGCCACAATTGCCACAAATGCCACATCGAAAAATGTGTATGTACGTATATGAGATAAATTCACCCTAAAAACAAAAAAAGCCCCGAGGAAGAACACTTTCTTCCCCAGGGCTAAGGATATGATCTAAACAAAATAACTAAAAACCTATTTGCGGCAACCCTGCCGCTTTCAACTCATCATCTGTCATGAGGTAAGGGTCTTTTTGTGCCTTCTCCTCATCACCTGTTTCGGTTTCGAAGTCGATGGCGTATCTCTCCGAAACCATCTTATAATCGAAACAGAGCGGTCGGTCCTTATACCATAAGGTCTGACGACCAATCACCTGCCCATTTTCATCTAATTTCTCTGCCGTTTCCGGCAAACCATTAGGTGCAAACTTTTTGAACCTCTCTGCATTCTTGGCCGTACCATAGAATTCCGGGCCTATCTGCAAATAATGCAGCAATGACTCCTTCGGCAACAGGTTGACATCCATGGAGCGACCTAACTTGCGATATATGGCCATGGTTATGTCCTTGCGTATCATGAGTATGCTCTTAGGCTGTGACCAGTTATCCAACTTCGTCTTGTTGGTTGAGAGGCTCCCCACCAATTTGATCTTGAAGTCTTGGTCCTTGCGAAGCTCTCCCATCTGTACTGCAGCATTGATGATGTTCCAGAACCCAGCCACCTCATCGGTAGAATTACACATTGAGTTCTGCCGTTTGATGTCTGCGACAATGACAGAGAGCAGCTCATCATAAGTGTATGGGAACTCTATGTAGTCTCTGATGGCGAGATAGCTTGCTACGAGGACTGTCCAGTTGGTCATGATGCGGTCGAGGATGTTGTCATTCTCGAGTGCACTCTCAAGATCTTCAGATGCTTTTTTCCATGACATGCCGAATGCTGCCTGAAACTGCTCTCTATGCTTCAGTAGCTGGATTGTGATATGTGTAGCACCTATCTGACGGTAGCGCTCCAGCTCAGTAAAATGCAGCTTTTCCTCTCTGGTATGCTCACCCTTATCGAATGTGAGATAGATGATGCGCGTGAAGAGCGCAATATCTGCAGTAGGCATTTCCTGACCTGTCAGGATGATGCCGGAATCAACCTTAGCCTGCACCAGCTTTTTGTCTTTTTCCATGTTCATCTTGGTGCGGCCGATACCATTCCAGAGGTCTTTCAGCCACTGCACTTTGCGGTTATCGATGGCATTCTGATATTCGTCGATATGGACAAGTGCATCATTGACGCTGCCAACATAATCAGACAGAGCAGGCATGGATGCATTGGTGATAGAGAGAGGCTCATATTTCGTCTCATATTTATAGAAGAAATTCATGAGGGTTGCAGCAAATTCTGTTTTTCCACAACCTTTCGGGCCAAAGGCATTAAGAAGTGGAAAACTTCGTGATTTCTGTATGACGATATCTCGGAAGAGTGTTGCAATATAGAAGCATAGACCGACTTTTCCATTGTCTCCGAACACCTGCACTACCTTGGCGAAGAAATCACTCTGTGATGTCGGTGAATCCGTCATTTTTTCATGTCTGAACTTCTTCTCGTTGACATATAGTTCACGGCTGTCGATGTTGAGTTTGCTCATCGCAGGTAGGTAGAACTTGCCTGCAGACAGTCTCAATATGCCCATATCATCAATCGGGAACCAGGAACCCTGGTCGACGGCTCCGTTGCAGAACGCATAGAACCCTTCCCGCTGCCACCCTAACTGCTTGATAGGATCTGCAGTCTCTGTGACTCGTCCGAGGTAGCCAAGCAACTTGATGAGCTGCTCATCCTTGGCCATCCATATATAGTCACCCATACCAAACAGTCGCTTCCTAAGCGAACTGCTCGATGTGATCTCCTCCATATTCAACTCTATGAGACGCGGTTGTGTCTCCGGATTATTATTGTTGATCTCAAAGAGTCGAACGGGATTGAAATCGTCTCGAATATGGAAGAGTGGCTTCAGTTTGAAGTTGCTCCACTGGACCTCATCACCCTCTTTATTGGTTCCGAAGTAGGAATTGTCATGCTCTGTGAATCCGAATTCACGCAGCATACTCATGTCACCCTTGCGCTCCTTCTCCTGCTTTTCGGCCACAGCTGCAGTCTTTGCACGCTTGAGTGTATTTTTCCACTCCCGGTTATGATTGTATTTCCGGCAAAGAGCTTCGAGGTAGCTGCTCTGGGTATCTTCGTCTCTGACAAGCATGAGGAGTGAGCAGATATCTGCGATAGCTGACATGCGATCTTCCGTAGTGTAGTCATCAATGCTCTCTGCTATTGGCCAATATCTGCGAGTACAATACCAGAAGATGAATTCCTCATCTCTCATCTGTTCAAAGTGCCCTTTATCCACAATCCATGAGTCCGGATCCTCTTTTTTGGGTGCAGGGTAGTCAATAGGTATCTCGCGCACGTTGACGGTGAAGCCTGCTTCGAGAGCAGCTCGGCCATTCTCAAACACATTGACTGTACCAGCTGGGAACTTGTTGCCATCCTTCAGCGTGTCTGCGTCTGGTATGAATATGACCTTATGCGCTAACTTGAATAACTGCTTCAGCTGATTGGGTGTCCAGGCGCCCCCGAGCGATGCGACTGTATTGAGTATGCCTATAGACTGCAGCTTAATCACATCAGGTCCACCTTCAACGAGGTAGAACTTATCCTGTATGCGCGCCTGCTTCTGCGCGAGGTTGATACCGAACACCGAAGTATCCTTGTGATAGACAATACTGTTTTTGAGATTTAGATATTTGCAGATATCCTTATTATCGCTCATGGTGCGAGCGGTGAAACCGATAATCCGGCTCATCTTGTCATAGATAGGTATTGTGTATCGGTCACGCAACATGGCATATCTGCCACGCTCGCCCTCACCAATGAGACCGACCTGCTCTAACAGGTCGAAGTCAAGGCCTTTTTTCTGAGCCCACGCGATGAAACCCTCTCGTGGTGCATATCCGATGCCAAACGTCTCGATTGCATCCTCACCCCATCGTTTTCTGACCGCTTCCCTCGCTTGCACCGCTCCTGGTGTGTTTTCGTTGATGCAATCCACGAAATATGACTGAGCGAAATTGAGTACAATGCGCATGGCATCCTGGTCCTTCTGTCTCTCCAACTCCTCACTGCTTGGCTTGTAATCATCCTCAATATCCTCATTGAGGTATTTCTTGGCCAAGTTGCGGCAAGCAATAGGGAATGGCAGATCATTCTCCAGTTTTCGGTAAAGTGAGATGACGTTACCACCAGAATGACAGCCGAAGCACCGCCATGTATTGGTAGCGGTGTCAACATAGAAGGAAGGTCCACTCTCATTATGGAATGGACAACAAGCCCAATGTCTTGTCCTCGACTTTTTGGTGAATTTGATGTTAGCATTCTCTGCAACTTCAAGTATGCTGACATCACTAATAATTCTGTCAATTATATCTTGTTTGATCATATCACAAATCTTTTCGGCAAAAATAGAAAGCTATCTCCAAATCAGAAAATACTATACTATTCTGCGCATTATTTTGGCTATATCCTGGTTTACGAAATATCTCAGCCTCCTATCAAAAGTCATACTCCGCTCCAGTATAAGGTATGTTAGGGCATTCTTATATATGCCCCCCCGATTGTTCCATGCACTCTTTATCTGACTGTCTGACCAGTATCGGAACTTCATATCTGTATGTCTCATTTCTTTGGTCTTTTGTAATTAGTACATTTAGAATTTGATATGAAGAATTCATAATCATGCTCACTCTCTATATCTTTGTAGAGCTCTCGATGTGAGCACTTCCAATACATGCAGGTGTTGCCTTTGGCCCAAGCGCAAGTTCTATGACTCTCGATTAATGTTTTTGTTCCCTTTTTCTTCAT